ACTAAAAGCGCATAATCCGCCAACTACAACTAGGTGGTGGGATATGGATGTTATAGCGCTTGAAGCCTTTGCCAAGCTAGTAGCACAGCATGAGCGTGAGGCGTGTGCAATAGTTTGTGACGACATCAACGCAAAGTACAAATGGCCTGATGATGTAGCAGAACGAGTTGCAAGCCAATGGTGTGCTGATGCCATCCGAGCAAGGGGGCAAGCATGAATGAACTACGAAACCCCATGAGGGTGTTCACGAACGCTGAGTGCAAGGAAATCATCCAAGCGTTCAATCAGAGCAAGAAGATTGATGAGAAGATCAAGTCTAGTTACAAGAACAGTTTCGGGGTGTACAACCTTGCGCCCACCTTGGCGTACGCTGATCGAATGACTGACTTGGTCAAGAAGAAGTACCCCAACATCAAGTTTGCCAACACGTACACCCGCAGTTATCACCAACTCGGAAGCCTGAAGATTCACATCGACCGAGAAGGCTTGGACGTGACAATGTCCGTATGCCTAGATGATGACAAACTGCAGTGGCCCCTGCGCATCAGTAGCAAGACATCCGATATGAAGTTAACAGACGATGAGTACAAGGCCGACTACACCGACGTGTACATGGACGCAGGGTATGGCGCGGTCATGGAAGGGCGTAAGTATCCGCACTGGAGAGAGCCGCTTGACTGCGGGGATGACCAACGTGCAGTGTTTGTTTTCTATCATTGGAAGTACGTATGACAAAGTTACCCGCGTGGTCGTTCTCGTCGATCAAGACGTTTGAGCAGTGCCCTAAGAAGTACTACCACTTGAAGGTGGCCAAGGACTTCAAGGAGCAAGAGACAGAGGCGATGCACTACGGCACGCGCTTTCACGAAGCGGCCGAGTTTTACATCAAGGACGGCACCCCCTTACCCGAGGCGTTCAAGTTCGCGAAGGGGGCGCTGGACAACCTTAACCAACTGCACGGTGAGAAGTTATGTGAGTTCGAAATGGGGCTCACCGAAAACCTTGAGCCGTGCGGTTTCAAAGACCCGAACGTGTGGTGGCGAGGTATCGCCGACCTGATCATCCTTGACCGAGAAAAGGGTGAGGCACGGGTGCTTGATTACAAGACAGGCAAGTCGGCCAAGTACGCTGACACTGGACAGTTGGAGTTGATGGCGCTGGCCATCTTTAAGTTCTTTCCCGAGGTCAAGCGCGTTCGTGCAGGGTTGCTGTTCGTCATCGCCAAGTCATTCCCCAAGGCAAGTTACTCCAAAGCGGACGAGCCGGTCTTGTGGCAGAAGTGGCTTAGGGATTATGATCGCATGAAGTTTGCATACACCAGTAATGTGTGGAATCCACGTCCGTCAGGGCTGTGTAAGAAGCACTGTGTGGTGTTGAGTTGTCCACATAACGGGAGGGCATGATGCCATACACCAAATCACCTAGACCTTACAAACACGAGTACGACATGCAGAAGAAGCGTGGCGAACTCGACGAGCGCATGGAACGCCAACGTGCGCGAAGAAAGATGGATGCCAGTTCCCCTGATAAGAATGGGAACGGGAAGGCCGACAAGCGTGAAGGCAAGGACATCGACCACGTCAAGATGCTGTCAAAAGGTGGCTCGAACAAGACCGGCTTGCGTCTGCTGACACCTGCAAAGAACCGAGCACGTAATGGGCACAGCGTTCGAGAAGCGGGTGGCAAGAAGCCGTGACACCACTGATCACAATCAAAGTCCCTGATGCCGTGGTGTATGGGAACTTCCTCACACCTGCCGAGTGCGCTGAGTTGATTGCTCTTGCCGAGGGACGTATGCAAGCGTCCAAGGTGGTTGATAAGGCAACAGGCAAGCACGTGCTACATGAGGCACGTACGAGTACATCCACGTTCATAAAGCGTGGGCAGACTGACCTTGTCAAATCAATCGAGCAACGTATCAGCGACCTGACTGGACTGCCCGTGGAAAATGGTGAGGGCATGCAGATTCTGCGCTACGACGTGGGGCAAGAGTATCGTAAGCACTACGACTACTTCAACCCTGAGCGTGAGTCAACACCCCATCACATCAAACGTGGTGGGCAACGTATCGCTACGTTCCTGATGTACTTGAACACACCCGAGGGCGGTGGTGAAACATCCTTCCCGCATGCGGGTATATCCGTAAGTGCAGTGCAAGGCAACGCCCTGCTTTTCCGGTACGATACACCAACCCCTGCCACAAAAACATTGCACTGTGGTGAACCTGTTACGAGTGGCGTGAAGTGGGTTGCAACAAAATGGATTCGGCAAGCAGAGTTCGCTTGACGACAACGTGATGATGCGTTAAATTGGAATTTAATAGAACGGCAGTAAGGTGTGAGTGTGCCGTTCGGGGTGTTTCTAGTTGATTGTTTTCAACCCTTTAACCGCACCAGTCAGCATACGTACAAACTTTCGCGTAGGAACTGACAAGTGAGAGTTGGTATATCGAGCGGAACGGGACACCCCCTTCTGCTCGATATGCGTTTACAAAAATAAGTGAGAACGAATTGGAAATCATAGATAACAAAGCATTGTTGCTGACACTGCGCAACCCGCAACGTGTCACCACAGTCATTCCGAAGAGCAAGGAACTAGCCAACAACCAAGTTGTTGTCAAGTGGGGCTTGGACGAAGCACAAGTTCTACGCAACCTCAAGATCAAAGGTGTACCTAGTCCCATCTTGGGACAGTACAACTGGCCGGGTCAGTACAAACCCTTTGAACACCAAAAAACAACAGCCGCTTTCCTCACCCTCAACAAACGTGCGTTCTGCCTCAACGAGCAGGGCACTGGCAAGACAGGCTCCGTGATATGGGCGGCCGACTACCTCCTCAAGCAAAAGCGCATCCGCAGGGTGCTAGTGATCTGCCCCTTGTCCATCATGGACTCCGCATGGAGAGCCGACCTATTTAAGTTTGCCATGCACCGCTCGGTGGACATCGCATACGGCGCGAAGAACAAGCGCCAAGCCGTCATCAACGGCACAGCAGAATTTGTGATCATCAACTACGACGGCGTTGAGATCGTGGCTGATGACATCTCACGGGGTGGGTTCGATCTGATTGTTGTCGACGAAGCCAACGCCTACAAGAACAGCATGACAAAGCGGTGGAAGGTGCTCAATGGTTTGGTCAAGGCCGACACATGGCTATGGATGATGACGGGCACCCCTGCCGCTCAGTCCCCCTTGGATGCCTACGGCTTGGCTAAGTTGGTCAACCCCCAAGGTGTGCCTCGGTTCTTCTCATCGTTCAGGGACATGGTCATGCTCAAGCTGACCAACTTCAAGTGGATGGCCAAAGAGAACGCCACATCCACGGTGTTCAACGCCCTACAACCCGCAATCAGGTTCACCAAGGATGAGTGCCTAGACCTGCCTGAGATGACGTACGTCAAGCGCACGGTCGAGTTGACCAAACAACAGCAAAAATACTACGACCTCCTGAAGAAGCGCATGGTGGTGCAAGCCGCAGGGGAAGAGATCACGTCAGTTAATGCTGCGGTCAACATGAGCAAACTCCTGCAAATATCTTGCGGTGCGGTGTACTCCGACACGGGCGAGACGCTTGAGTTTGACATCAAGAACCGCTATGCCGTACTGAAAGAAGTTATCGAGGAAGCGAGTCAAAAGGTGCTGGTGTTTGTACCGTTCAAGAGTGTGATCAGCATCCTGACAGACAAACTCAATGCCGAGGGTATCAAGACCGAGGTGATCAGCGGGGATGTGCCCCTGAACAAACGCACCGACATCTTTAACCGATTCCAAACCGACCCCAACGACACACGGGTGCTTGTCATCCAACCGCAGTCAGCCGCCCACGGCGTAACCCTGACAGCCGCAGACACTGTGGTGTGGTGGGGGCCGACATCCTCCCTTGAGACCTATGCACAGGCCAACGCCCGAGTCCACCGCTCGGGTCAACGTCACCCAACTACAGTGGTACAACTGGCGGGCTCAGGTGTAGAAAGACACGTTTACAACTTATTAGATAATAAAATAGACGTTCACACAAAAATTGTTGATCTTTACAAAGAAATACTTGAATAAAGGAGAAAACACCACTATAATAAAGATTCCAATAACCAAACGGAGAACGAAATGACAGAAGAAACCAAGCCCCAAGTGCCGGTTGAAAAACTGGTCAAGGTGTATCTCAAGATGAAGGCCAAGCACGACGAAGCCCGTATCGCCTACGAAGAGGGAGAGAAGACTCTCAAGGCGCAGATGGACAAGGTCAAGGCAGAACTCTTGAAGTATTGCAAAGAGCAAAACATTGAGAGTGTGCGAACCGAGGAAGGTCTGTTCTACCGCACTGTCAAGGTCAACTACTGGACGAACGATTGGGAGTCCATGCGTAAGTTTATTGTGGAGCAAGGCGTGCCCGAACTCCTGCATGAACGTTTGCACCAAGGGAACATGAAACAGTTCCTTGAAGCCAACCCCGAAGTGCTACCACCGGGTCTCAACGTGGATAGCGAATACACCATAACCGTACGGAGGAAATGATGACAGAGCCGTTTGTGCCGATTGAAGCATTGGCTAAACACTTCACAGTCTCAGTCTCAACCGTTCGTGCTTGGTTGCGTCAGGGCTACATCCCCAAGGATACATACGTGAAGATAGGCAACACCTACCGCTTCAGTGTGTCTAAGGTAGTGGCCGCCCTAGCAGGTGCACCCAAGGACGACGTGAAGATGATTGAACCTGACGAGGGACTACCCGTCCAACTCGAACTTGATTTTGAAACAACTGACAAAGATATTTAACTGGAGAACGAAATGAGCGAATTGACACTTTTTGGTAAGCCCAACAACGCCGCCCTTGCACTGCTCGGCGGTATCGAAGACAACCTGACAAGCACCCTTGCAGGTAACACAGGTAGCGGCAACCGCCGTATCTCTATTGAAGGCGGCGCGTTCCGTGAATTCATTGGGGGTAAGGAAGTCCGCGTGAGCGAAGAACGTGCAATGAACGTCGTGTTGGTCAACGCCGCACCCGTATCTCGTATGTTCTTTGAGGGTGTGTATCAGAAGGGCAAGATCACAAAGCCGACATGCTGGTCGTCCGACACCCAACGCCCCGACAACGCTGTGCCACAAGATCAGCGTCAGGCGTCATTCTGCAAAGACTGCCCACAACACGTTAAGGGTTCTGCCCCTAGCGGTGAAGGCCGTGCTTGCCGATTCCAACAGCGCATTGCTGTGATGATCGAAGGCGAGTTGGACAAGAAGGAAGTCTATCAAATCAACCTGCCATCAACATCCGTGTTCGGTGATGCAGAAGGTAAGAAGATGCCACTGCAAGCCTATGGCCGTTACCTCAAGGCTCATAACACACATGCTATTAGCATCGTGACTGAGATGCGTTTTGACATTGACAGCGCAACACCTAAGTTGATCTTCAAGCCAGTACGTGCATTGGAAGAGCATGAGTTGAAGGCCGCTTTGGAAATGCGTGACCACGAAGACACCATCAAGGCAATCACTTTGAACGTGTCACAAATGGACGGCGTGATTCCTGCACCGAAAGCCATTGAAGCCGCACCGAAGGCCGCCCCTGCTCCCGCACCGAAACCTGCACCCGCTAAGGTTGAGGCTGAAGAAGTGGATGAGCCCATCAAAGTAACTAAGAAAGCCGCAACTCCCGTGGCTGAGAAATCCGACATTGCCGACATCGTGGGTGATTGGGACGACTAAAAGTTTATGGGGGTGGGGTCGCTCCCCACCTCTCTTTTATTTTGTCCCTAACCTATTATGAGAATCGGCAGATATGGAAACTAAAACATTTTTGGAGGCAGTGTTGGGGGACACTGGGTTCTACTGTGTCTTTGCAGGGCGTCTGTCTGACGAACGCAAGGTGCAGAAGTTCTACAGTTCACTCGACGAAGTCATCCATGCCGCTCACAATTTGGACAATGAAGGTTATGACGCTTATTTTGCACTTGGTACGTTTGAAGAGGCAGGGTCTCGCAAAGTACCCAACGTAAAACAACTCAGGTCGTTCTTCTTAGATTTAGACTGTGGGCCGTCAAAGGACTACGAAACACAAGCAGATGCGTTGTTAGCACTGCGCACGTTTTGCAAATCAGTAAGACTGCCAAAGCCAACACTCGTAAACTCAGGACGTGGCATCCACGTGTACTGGCCATTGACTGAACCTGTTTCACGTGAAACATGGGTTCCTGTTGCGGAGCGGTTCAAAAGACTGTGCCGTGAACACAACTTATATGGTGACCCTGCGGTTACTGCTGATGCGGCTCGGGTGCTACGTGTTCCCCTGACGCACAATCACAAAGATACGCCGCCGAAAGAAGTGGCGTTTGTCGGCTCCCCCGCCGACCCGATTCCGTTCGAGTTGTTCTGCAACTTGATTGGAGAAGACGATGTACCTGCACCGCAGACAAAGTACACACCACGCGAAGCGGATGCCATGATGCAAGCCCTGTCGGGCAGTTATGTCAGTCGCTTCAAGACCATCCTGATCAAGACTCAGGCGGGTAGTGGATGCGCACAGATCGGTGAAGCGGCGATGAACCAAAACAACATCTCCGAACCACTGTGGCGAGCCGCACTATCTATTGCTAAGTTCTGTGTTGATGGGGCTAAAGCCATCCACAAGATTTCGTGCAACCATGAGGAATACACTGCCGAGCGTACCGAAGCAAAGGTTGACCTGATCAAAGGCCCATACCTGTGCGAACGCTTTAACGAGTACCGCCCTGATGTCTGCACGAACTGTCAACATTGGGGCAAGATCAAGTCCCCTATATCCCTTGGGCGTGAAGTGCAAGAGGCCGAAGAAGCGGATAACGTGGTGGTGCAAAAGCCCCTCGGTATCCACAACGCGACGCCCATCAAGTTCAACATTCCTAAGTATCCGCACCCGTATTTCCGTGGGAAGAACGGCGGGGTGTTCAAGCACTCCAAGAACGCCGAGGGCGAAGACAAAGACGTCATGGTTTATTTCAATGACCTGTACGTTGTTCGTCGTTTGAAAGACCCCGAGATGGGTGAAGCGTTGGTGATGCGGTTGCACCTACCAAGGGATGGAGTGCGTGAGTTCACGCTACCCCTGACTGCGGTGGGCACGAAAGATGAGTTCAGAAAATACTTAGCCTCGCATGGCGTTGCTGTCTTGAACGTGGGCGAGTTGATGGAGTACACAATGAGATGGGTAAACGAGTTACAGTTTACGGCTGAAGCAGACGAAGCACGCAGACAGTTTGGTTGGACAGATGACAAGGGCACATCCTTTTGCCTCGGCAACATGGAAGTGTTCAAAGACCGAGTGGAGATTAACTCTCCGTCAAGCGCAACCGCAGGTTTATTCCCTGCCTTCAACCCAAAAGGTTCGTTGGAAGAGTGGAAGAAGACCTTGGCG